CACCCAAGATTTCCCTAGCTGATCTTGGAACCACACTAAGCTTTCTCAGTGAACTGGAAAACAACTACCTCCTGGAAGTTTTTGGCGAAAGTGAAGACAAACTCAGCGCCAGCCTAAAACTCAGTGTCGAAACTGATGCTGCTACAGTGGCCTGGACTCTCACTAGCACTTGGATGAAGTGGAGCAAAGGTGACGAAAAGGATCTCAAGTCTCGTCGTCCTGCACAAGTGAAGGTAGGCAAAGATGGCAGTGTGAAGGTGAAGGTGCAGGTGACCTCACTTGGGGACTAAGTCCACTCTAGATGCTATTGAAAGAGCATTGACCTATATGACCTTGTTTGAGGTTTGGGACAGCCAAACACAGGAAACTGTGAAAACCTGGCTCAACCTCCAGGGCATAGACTGCTTGTTGCCTGAATTTACTGCCCCTGATCAGAGTGTCACAATAGCCATCAAACTAGATGGCTGTGTGCACTTTTTGATGATCGGTGGCTAGCTTGTGCTCTTAACAAGCTGAACTGTGCGCTTTTTGCCACGCTTGTTAATAAGTGTGTCCAAGCTGGGTAAAGGGCCGCTTAACACAGTTACTTCTTTTCTCACAAAGGTCTTCAAACACCCTTTGAAGGGTCGGAACCGTTCCCGCAAGAACACATTGATGGGAATTTGGCGATTGCTACCCCACCAATAGAGCTCTCCACATTGGATAATCTCTTTTTTCTGTTGGATGCTCATGGTCTGGTCAATCACATACATGTGCAGCATTGTGTTGTCAGCATTTTGAACAATGCCAGTGTAATCTTTGTTGAGATAGCGGATTTCTGTTAAAAATGGCCATCTCTGTTGCGGTGTGTTTTCCATCAAGCCCTATTTAAGACACTCTTAAATAGGTGTAAATCTTTTGTTGATGATGTTATCCCAATGAGCTTGATATATCTCTACAGTTACAGACTGCCAGTTCAATTGAGCATGACTGATCATCGCGCCCCAAATTACAATAGGCCCATGATAAATTACAACACAAAAATATACAAAAACAACTACAACATTATTGATTTTGTTGTACGTAACAATGACCGCAGGCCTGTCAAATTAGTGGATTGCCAACTCAGTATCGTAATTGAGCATGCAGCTACACAGACAATAGTCCTGGAAAAATCTTGTACTGTAACAGATGAACTCAAAGGTAGAGCACAAGTTGTGCTAAGCAGCAACGATACATCCAATTGGAGTTTAGGCGGATATCGCTACCAAGTGAAAATCACCCGCCCTTATCAAAATCAAGAGATGCTTTACACAGATATCAACAATTCCACAATTGGTGATTTTGATTTGTATGACAGTGTGGGCGGCACATTTATTCCCAGTGTTACACTCAAGGGTTCTGAACTCACGCCCATAACAGTAGACTGGGATGAAATGAAAGAATGGTTGGTTAGTGGGGCTATTAGGGCAGAAAACAGTGTAGGTAACAACACTGGGCTATTTTCAGTTGCCTTCTATCAAACCAATTGGCAAGGGTACTTTAAAATACAAGCCAGTTTGGAAAACCTAGCACCAGTTGAGCGGAGTTGGTTTTATGTGGATCTCAGTCCAGGAGTAACTGAAGACTATTATGACAGCACAACTACCTCATTGCGGAGTTATACTTTTGCTATCAATTGTCGTTGGATCAGATTTGTGTGTATTCCAGATCCAATCAATCGAGGAACAATAGATAAAATACTCTACAAAATAAGCTGAAAGCTGACTATAATAGTGTATGAGTTTGATACACGAACTAATTATGCAGCATCTTCCAGTTCAGCGGAGAGTTACACCCAAAGGATGGGTAATACACAATGCAGTCTGTTGCAGCCATCGAGGCCACAAAGCTGATACTCGCATGCGCGGAAATCTTCGACTTTCAGAAGATGGTCAACTGGGCATCCATTGTTTCAATTGTGGGTTCAAAACAAGATTTGATGGCACTAGGTTAAGCAGCAGTTTTGAACAGTATCTTGACTGGTTGGGCGTGCCGCGAAGCAGCATTCAATCTTTGAAGATGGAAATATTACAAAAAGAACTGGATGGACGGATCTCGTCACCAGAATCTGTTAAGATCAGTTTCCAAAAATTCCCCACTGTTGAAATGCCTGAGGGCGCAAGGCCCATAGAGAGCCTTCTTTCCGAGTCTGAGTTTGACCCTGATTTTTTGAAGGTTGTTGAGTATATTGAAAGTCGTGGGGAAGACATAGCAGCTGGTTACGATTATTATTGGAGTCCCAACAAAAAACATCAATTGAACAATCGTGTGTTAATACCCTTTTACTCACATAACCAAATTGTGGGGTGGACTGCAAGATATGCAGGCTCGCCACCGCCTGGAACTTCTCGCTACTTCAACAGCAGCATACCAGATGGATATTTGTTCAATAATGATGTGCTGGATATTCCTGGACGCAAGTTTGCCATATTGGTTGAGGGTGGATTTGATGCTATTGCCACACAGGGCGTTGCAGCATTGGGCAGCGCTCTTAGTGAACAGCAAATATACCAATTGGTAGCCAGGGATCAAGAGATCATAGTGTTGCCTGACCGGCAGCGTAAGAATCAAGAATTGATTGACACAGCATTGATGTTTGGCTGGAGTGTGAGTTTCCCAGAGTGGGAAGATGATGTAAAAGATGCTGCTGAGGCTTGCAGGAGGTATGGTCAACTCTATACCATTACAAGTGTGATTCAAAGTCGCACAAAAAACGATGTTGAGATCGGCATCAAACGACAAATGTTTAGGGGATAACCTTGGCTGAAGCAAAAGATTACAACGAAGACGTGCAAAAAATGCTGGTAAGCGTTCTGTTGAGTGATGAAGAGATTTATGCACGCTGCCAAAACATATTGCAGCCCAAATACTTTGTGAACAAGCTGAGACCTGTGATGCGTTTTGTTATTGATTTCGCAAATCAATACAGGGCATTGCCTAAGCCAGCACAATTGAGTGCGCAATTTGGTATTGATTTTGAAAAAATTGACAACATCAATCCCCAACTGCAACAAGCTTTTCTGGATCAAATTGAAGAGTTTTGTAAAAACCGAGCCATTGCAGATGCTGTGCTGAGTGCACCAGAGTTGATTCAAAAAGGCAACTATGCTGAGGTGGAAAAGCGAGTCAAAGAAGCTATCTTAGTTGGGCTTACTAGTGACATTGGCACCAACTACTTTCTCAATCCCCGAGAGCGGTTGATGCGAATCAAAAACTCAAATGGTCAGGTCAGCACTGGTTGGAAAACTGTGGACCAAAAGCTGTATGGCGGTGTGAACAGAAAAGAAATCACCATTTGGACCGCTGGTTCAGGAGGGGGCAAATCCGTCACTTTGCAAAACATGGCAGTCAACTTAGTGAAGATGGGATTGAATGTCATCTACATCAGTCTTGAGCTTTCGGAAGAGATGATCTCCATGAGGTTGGACTCAATGGTGGCACATATCCCTACTACAGAGATTTTCAAGAGAATGGATGAGGTTGAGATCAAAGTGGTGCAAGCGGGTAAACGTGCAGGCACATTGTATGTGAAACAGATGCCTCAAGGCACAACTACTAACGACCTGAGAGCGTTTTTGAAAAACTATGAGATTGAGACAGGGCAAAAATGCGACGCACTTATGGTGGATTATCTTGATCTCATGTTTCCTAACAACAAGAGAATTGACGTTAGTAACCTTTTCATCAAGGACAAGTTTGTAACTGAGGAACTACGCGGGTTGGCAGTAGAGCGTAATATGGTGCTCCAGACCGCTTCGCAACTTGGGAGATCTGCGGTTAATGAAATGGAGCATGATCACAGTCATATTGCAGGCGGTATCTCGAAGATTCAAACCGCAGATAATGTGATCAGCATTTTATCAACGCCAGCCATGAGAGAGCGCGGGCAGTATCAATTCCAGTTTTTGAAAACAAGAAGCAGCAGTGGTGTAGGCAGCAAGGTTATTATGGGGTATGATGTTGAAACACTGCGCATCTATGACTTGGAAGAGAATGAAAGCGAAGTGCCAGTAAAAACCGCAGCAGATATGATGGCAGACTTGCGTAGGAAAAACACTGGGGCAACAGGTGCTGCACCTATTCCCCCTGCAAATACTGATACCATGTCTGCTCCAGCAAACAATCTTGCTAAGCTCAAAGAGCTTACATCCTTGATCAGGCGATAGTTACTCTGGATTTTTGGCGCTGATCCGGCGCAACAAGCTCATGGCTTTGGTTGTATCATTGGGATCAGCCAGCACCAATTTCATGAATGCAATGCTAAGTTCTGCCATCTCTTGACGTGTGAGCTGATGTTCTCTGCCCTGACGTAATTTATTCCAGGCACGGGTGAATAAGTTTATGTCCTGCATACCAAGAATGTCAGCCAATTGCTTGGGCATAACACTCCCTTGCGTTGGCTCTATAGGCACCGTTTCCTTACTACCAGGAACCATTGCAGCGCCCGGTGAACTATCCAGTTCATGTAATCTTTTAGCCAAGCTTCTCATTTGTTCTGTTAAAATTTGTGTCATAATGTGAGCCCAAAAACAGTGTCAAAAATATTTATGGAGTGAGCATAAATATTCAAAAATTGGGTTGACAGGCTTTGAACAAACAGAAATCTATTATTGAGGAATTGGATTCGCTCGTTCCAGTTAAAAACAAACACTCAGTTATTGAAAGTAGAGCTGCTCATGTAATCAGTAGTGCTATTCACCTTATTGAGCAACTCCATGCCAGCTATGACGCAGAAGTAGCTGAAGATTTAACCAAACGGTTAGTAAAGAGCATCTTATGTAAAGAATCAACCAAATTTATGCGTAAGCTTAACACTGTTAAAAAAGGAAAAGGTCATGAGTAATGCCGAGGATATGAGAAAGCTCATAAACAGTGTAGCAAAGCCACAGCTTGATGAGGCTTTTGGTGCCCCTATGGGACTTGGGCGTGAAATAGCATTATGGGCAAAGAGTTTTAGTAACCCAGCCGCAGCAGCCCAACTCACAGCCGGTAATTACGCCAACCAATTGAATTTAGCATGGCGACAAGCAGGGTTGGAAAATGTTTCAGCAGCAGATTTCATGAAATGGTATCAACAAGTTCGTTTTGGCGGGAAAGAAAGCACTACCAAAATTGGTGATCAGTATGTGAATCAAGTTGTTGCCCAAGTAACCAATAACGATTTGAGCAAAATCTTGAATGATGATGACCTCAAGAAGATCTTCTTGGGTTTGGGACAAATACAGCAAAAAGCTGCAAACAAGCTGCACACTAATTTGTTGGCCAAAGGCACACAGCAACAAGAAGCTGAGGCATTACAAATAATGCAAAGCTTGAGAATTACATTACCTAGACTAAGTCAGTTCTCCTTAGCAAAATTGGGCCAGACAATTGCCGCTGTGCCGCTTGGAGGCTCTAGCGCAGCAAAGCAAATACCTATCAAGACTGTCAACGCGGGTATGATTGCGTTTGCTCGAGATTATGCTAGGATCCGACCCGCACCAGTTCAGCCTCTACCACAACCGTTCCGAGTCACTAATACCCGGAATCTCACGGTTTTGGAAAAACAAGCCCTTATAGGGAAACTGGCTGATTTGGTGTTGGAAATAGTGATTGCTAATGATACAAACCTAGCAAGAGGAGGTGGCCCACAGCCACCCACACCGCCTCCAACGCCGCCCGCTAATCCTGTAAAAGACCTTACTGACCTGATAACAGACTTGCGCACGCAAGGATTTTCAGATGATATGATACGATTTATTATAGCAAACTTACGTGGAGGGGCGCCAACACCATGAAAAATCATGTTTCTGATGCAGAGCTAATGCGTCAACTTTTAAACAGCATCGCAAATCCCAAGGCAACACGCTTATATGAAAGTGTTGCATTGCAGGAAGAGCAAGTGATCTTGGAAACTGAGCGACAGGTTCAAGAGAAATTGATTCCTGCTTTTCATGCAGTATTTGAGAGCTACAAAGGGCGGGTGCAAGAAGCTGACGCACAAGGCTACACTGACGAAGAACTCTTGGCGTTGGCTAAGAAATATCCCAACATACAGGACTTAATTGCTGCACACGCAAACCTACGCGATGAACCAGCAACACAAGACTTAGACAAAGATAGTGCCTTGCGGACACTCAAAGGTGCCGCTGCAACCATCTTGAAAAAAACTCAAAGCAGTGATCCTTTAGTGCCTCGGCCTGTGGAGTGGGTAGACAATCGGGAAGATAAACTTCAGCAATCCTTGAGCAAAGCTGACCCCAAAGGCAAATACAAAAAACTGGGTGCAATATTCCAAAAATTGAGCAAAGTTGTTAAAAACCATCCAAAAACAGCTAATGCAGTTGTGGGGCTAATGGGTGTGTCAATTCCTATTTTGGCATCAGGATATTGGTGGGCGGCTCCAGCAGCTCTTATTTTAACAAAGACCGTTACAGATATGCTGAACGGCGCCAGCTTTAAATCAGCTGTTGCAAAAAACATTACATTTACTGCTATAGGGGCAGCAATAGGCGGCGCAATCCGTTATTCAGACGCAATATCCAATACATTAGATTCATGGTTAAGCGGGCAAAGTGAACCAATTGGTACAGGTATCCCCTCTGGTGAAGTAGGATATGATGAACCGGACAGAACAGGACAGCAACAGGCTGCAACGTCTACAACAAAACAACAAATCGACAACAAACTGGACGAACCTGATGAGCCAGGGGAAGCAGGTAGTGATGACGCCAGAGGCGCAGGAGGACCCTATTTCCCAGGGGAAGCAGGTAGTGATGACGCCAGAGGCGCAGGAGGACCCTATTTCCCAGGGGAAGCAGGTAGTGATGACGATAGCCAAGTAGACAGTCAAACATCTAGTGAGGCAGGTGACTATGCTCCAACCATCTCTATACCATCCCAAGAATACACTGTGCAAAGAGGCGATAATCTAAGCACCCTCGCACAAAAGAATAATCTCAGTGTGCGCGAATTGCTTGCTGCTAATCCTCAAATAACAAATCCTGATCAACTCAGGACCGGAGAAACAATCAATATCCCTTCTGAAACCGGCAGTAACACTTACGATCAGGGTGTTGGCACTAGATCAGACACTCAAGCGGGACTACGCAGCGGTCGCTTTACAAACAGACAAGGATTTTAACAATGGCGTCACCCCCTAACTTCCCAAAATTTGGGCCAACTCCTACAGAGCGCGGCCTACCGCCGAGGCCGCGCACCACACAATCTACTGCTGCTGCACCAAGCGGTTCAGGAACTGGTCAGCTGTCTGCCAGAGTACAATCTCAATTAGAACTATTGCGTCAAGAGTTAGCCAAAAATGGGATCACTCCAGAAATACAAGCCCGCTTTCGCAAAGACAACCCTAATGAGTTCACTGGATCCGTCGATCCTGTTGCACCTTCTGAGCCCCCGAAGCAGGGTGCGACAGCTCCTACGCTTGCTCCTACGCTTGCTCCTACACAGCCTGGTGAGCCACCAAAGCTGGATTTTGCTAAATTTGCAAATGATGAGCGAGCCCGTTTACAAGACAAAATTGAACAATTGAAAAAAGATCCCAAATATGCGTGGTTGACCCGTGGAGCACTTGGGCCTGATATCTTGCAAAAAGCGTTTTCCCAAGCTGGCGGGCCTACTCCCCAATCCGTTACTAATGTGCCTGCAACTGGTGCATCAGCCAGCAAACCTTGGGCAGCAGCAGACTGGGTACAACAAAAACAACAAGGGTTCCAGCGGGATACAAAACTGGCACAAGCCCTTAGTCCAAAAAAAGAAAAACCTTATCGCTTGAATATCGCCGGGGATAAAGTTCAATCAATGCAACTTCCAGCCTATGGCCAAAGTATGCCAGCTACCTCCCAGCCATCTACAGTACAGCCTAGTCCAGCCGCTGCCCTGTCTGCAACATCTGCTCCAAGAGCTAAAAGACAACCAAGACAGCCACCAAAGGGCGTTCAACAAGTGAAAACAACAAAAGTAACCAAATACAAATGAGATTAGCATCTCCTATTACTCGCTTCTCTGAACCAGAAAGCATTGTGGCTGAAAGCAGATTACTTCCATTTTTCAGTTCTTTGTCAACTTTGAATCAGGACAATGCAGAAAACCTTGTGTTTCTGTATCTTGTAAGCCTACAACTCCTGCGTGTAGAGTCAAGCACACAAAAGTTTGCACAGCAATATGCTAACAAAACATTACGCTATAGTAACTTTCGCACTTGGCATCCTGGTGCCCCTGATTTATATGACTTGTTGTATTTTGTATTGAACAAGGAACCACCTTCAATGGACGAACGTCTTGTCAAACGCTTCTTGAAGAATATACAAAACACAAATTTTGATCAAAAACAAGCATCTCAGATTCTGTATCAAATTGAAACTTCATTGCGCATCAAGACCCAAAACTATCGCAGTATTAGACGTATTGTTGCTGACTGGAATTCCCTCCATATTGACTTGGATGGCAAAAAACTGTGCGTTACCCGATTGCTCCAAGCATTACGATCTAGAGCAGCTCGTGGGGACATAGTCCATGAATTGGACAATCTAGCACACTCTCATAATTGGGAATTGAAAGATGTTTGTGATCCCGAAACTGGCGCAGGCTGCGTTGCTCCGCAAGTGGGTCAAGGCC